CTATGGACATAAAAAAGAAACGACAACTTATTCTTAATGCTGCAGAAAATTCAATTGATGAATTAATAAAAGTAATGAATAAGAGAATGGATCCAGACGAACTAGATCCTGAAAAAGTAAAAATATCAGCCTCAGCTTATAGGCTTGCAATGGAAGATGCTATTGCGCTTTTACAAAGAGTAGAAGAAATAAATGAAATGATGAACGAATCACCAAAGACTGCTAAGGATAGTTTTTACGGTGTAGAAAATAGAGTTAAATAATGTATAAACAAAATCTATATGCTATACACTCTGCGCATTTGTCTACTAAAAATGTAAAAAGAAATAATAAGCTAAAAAATTATAAGTACGGTTATAATGACGATCTTGACTGCATAGTAATAAGCAAAGATGGTACAATAGGTGAAATTTTTGAAGTACAAGGATTGCGTATTGCACTTCCTGCAATACCAAAAGAAGTATATTCAAATAGCGAAAAACCTGAAGATCAAGTTTTTAAGCAAACCTTAAAACCTGCTACGCTATCAAAAATTAAATCAATACACGATTTTCAATTATATCCAGATGAAATTAAAGAAAAGTATTACGAATATATTAATTCAGAGTTTGATTTTCGCAGTGATGGTTACTGGTTTATGTGCAACGGCACAGCAACCTACATTACAGGAACGCATTATATGTACCTCAACTGGACAAAGATTGACGTTGGAGCACCTGAGTTTAGACAATCAAATAAAATATTTTTTTATTTTTGGGAAGCTTGCAAGGCAGATTACAGGTGTTACGGAATGTGTTACCTTAAAAATAGACGGAGTGGCTTCTCCTTTATGGCGAGCGCAGAAACAGTTAATCAAGCTACAATATCAAAAGATGCAAGATTTGGGGTATTATCCAAAAGCGGTAGTGATGCAAAAAAAATGTTTACCGATAAAATTGTACCTATCTCAATTAACTACCCGTTCTTCTTTAAGCCAATACAAGATGGGATGGAAAGACCTAAAACAGAACTTTCCTACAAAATACCATCTAAAAGACTTACAAGAAATTCGCTCAAAGCAACTGATCAAAACGAGGTACAAGTTGGCGAAGGGCTTGACACTACAATTGACTGGAAGAACACAGGCGATAACTCCTATGATGGTGAAAAACTAAAATTACTAGTTCACGATGAATCTGGTAAATGGGAAAAACCCGATAATATTCTTAACAATTGGCGGGTTACTAAAACCTGTTTAAGACTAGGAGCTAAAATTGTTGGCAAGTGTATGATGGGGTCTACGTCAAACGCGTTAGATAAAGGTGGTAATAACTTTAAAAAATTATACAATGATTCAAAAGTTGAAAACCGAAACCGCAATGGGCAGACTGCTAGTGGACTATACTCTTTGTTCATACCTATGGAGTGGAACTATGAAGGGTTCATTGACAAATATGGATTTCCTGTATTCGATAATCCAGAAAAACCAGTCGAAGGAATCGACGGGGAACTTGTCAGACATGGAGTTATCGATCATTGGGAGAATGAAGCAGATGGACTCAAAGGGAATAATGATGCTTTAAATGAATTTTATAGACAATTCCCAAGAAGCGAAAAACACGCATTTAGAGATGAAATAGAAAAGTCTTTATTCAATCTAAATAAAATATACGAACAAATAGATTTTAATGAAGAAATGACCCTGAATGGTTACGTAACTCGCGGATCATTTAATTGGAAAAATGGGGTTAAAGATTCTTTAGTGGAATTTAATCCAAATAAAACTGGCCGATTTAAATTATCATGGCTTCCGCCGGTTGAAATGCAAAATAATATAATAGTAAAAAACGGTATTAAATATCCAGGCAATAAAGATTTAGGCGCTTTTGGTTGTGATAGCTATGATATTAGCGGAACAACAGATGGCAGCGGATCTAATGGGGCACTTCACGGGCTTACTACTTTTAGTATGCTTTCGGACGTGCCGTCTAGTCAATTCTTTTTAGAGTACGTTGCTAGGCCACAAACAGCTGAAATATTTTTTGAAGATGTACTTATGGCAATGATATTTTATGGCATGCCAATACTTGCTGAAAATAATAAACCTAGATTATTATATCATATCAAAAGAAGAGGCTATAGAGGATATTCAATGAACAGACCCGATAGACCTAGAAATAAATTATCTGTAACAGAAAAAGAATTAGGTGGTATACCTAATACTTCAGAAGATATAAGACAAGCCCATGCGGCTGCGATCGAAAGTTATATTGAAACTCATGTTGGGTTAAAAGAAAACGGAGATTGCGGTAGAATGTACTTTCAAAGAACATTAGAAGACTGGGCTAAATTTGATATTAACAAAAGAACAAAGTTTGATGCATCTATAAGTTCTGGTCTTGCTATAATGGCGTGCCAAAGACATTTATACGCATCTAAAACTACAAGAGAAGTTAAGAAAATAGACTTTGGATTTTCAAAATATAATAACCAAGGCTCAAAAAGTAAAATAATACAATAGAAAATGGCAGAAGCTACAGGACAAGTTACCCAATTTCCCAGCCAATCGGTTGACGATGCTACTAAAGCTAGCGTAGACTACGGAATGGAAGTGGCCCGGGGTATACAAAACGAATGGTTTAGAAAATCATCTGGCACAGGGAGGTTCGTACAAAATCAACGAGACTTTCATAAATTAAGGTTATACGCTAGAGGTGAGCAATCTGTTCAGAAATATAAAGATGAGTTTTCTGTAAATGGAGATTTATCTTATCTTAATTTAGACTGGAAACCAGTACCAATTATACCTAAGTTTGTAGATATAGTTGTTAATGGTATGCAAGATAGGTTATTTACTATAAAAGCTTTTGCTCAAGACCCTACGTCTGTAAAAGAAAGAACTAATTTTGTGGAGCTTATGGAAGAAGATATGAGCACACAAGACATATTAAAAGAAATTGATAATTCTTTAGGCTTAAACGTTAGAAACTTTAGTGAAGACAAGGTACCCTCTAATACAGAGGAGCTTGAATTATACATGCAACTAAATTATAAGCAGGGCATTGAAATAGCAGAAGAGCAAGCCATAGACAATGTGTTTAAAAGGAATAATTATGAAGAGCTAAAGAAAAGAGTAGATTATGACCAAACAGTTTTAGGCATTTCTGCGGCTAAGCATACTTTTAACAATACAGATGGCATAAAGTTAGATTATGTTGACCCTTCAAATTTAATTTACTCCTACACAGAAGACCCAAATTTTCAAGATGTATATTATTTTGGAGAAATAAAACAAATAAAAACAAACGAACTTAAAAAACAATTTCCAGATTTATCAAATGAAGAATTTGATGATGCAGTTAAAAAATCAAGTAATTATAATAATTACGATTATGCTACTGTAGAAAAAGACGATAATTATGATTCTAATACATTAACTGTATTATATTTTAATTGGAAAACTTGGGAAAATAGTGTATATAAAATAAAAGAAACATCTACTGGCGCTAAAAAAGCAATAAAAAAGAACGATAAGTTTAATCCCCCTAAGGATCAAAGAACGCGTTTTGAAAAAGTTGCTCAAGCTAGAGAAACGATATACGAAGGAGTAATGGTGCTTGGGGCTAATAAGCTTCTTAAATGGGAAAAAGCAACCAATATGGTTCGCCCAGGCTCTAACGCCAATAAAGTAATGATGAATTACGTTGTTAGCGCTCCTAGAATGTATAAAGGTAAAATTGAAAGTTTAGTAAGCAGAATGGTTACTTATGCTGATTTAATTCAGCTTACACATTTAAAACTACAACAAGTAATTCAAAGAATGACACCGTCAGGTGTTTATTTAGATGCTGATGGCTTAGCTGAAATAGATTTAGGTAACGGAACTAGTTATAATCCTCAAGAAGCTTTAAACTTGTATTTTCAAACAGGTTCTGTTATAGGAAGATCTATGACTGTAGATGGAGATATGAATCCTGGTAAAATACCAATACAGGAGTTGCCAGGTGGTGGGGGTCAACAATCCGCATTGCTTATACAAGCGTATAATTATTATTTAAACATGATACGCGATGTGACTGGCTTAAATGAAGCTAGAGACGGTTCTGATCCAGATCAATACGCTTTAGTTGGCGTTCAAAAATTAGCTGCTGCAAATTCTAATACAGCAACAAGGCATATATTACATAGTTCGCTTTATATTACAACAACATTAGCAGAAGCAATAGCTGTTAGAATTAAAGACGTGCTTGAATTTCATCCTCAGAGAGACGCTATGATAACCAGCATTGGTAGATTTAGCGTGGGCTCTTTAAAAGAAATGGAAAATTTGCACTTGCATGATTTTGGTATATTTTTAGAACTTGATCCTGACGAAGATGAAAAACAACTGGTAGAGTCTAATATACAAATGGCCTTGTCTAGAGATCAAATACTTTTAGAAGATGTTATAGATATTAGGCAGGTGAAGAATATAAAGCTAGCTAATCAACTATTAAAATATAGAAGAGGCAAGAAAGAGGCCGCTGATCAAATAAAAGCTGAAAGAAATATTGCAGCCCAATCGCAGGCTAATGCACAAGCTGCTCAAGCTGCTGAATTAGCTAAAGCCCAAGCTGAAACTATTAAGGTCGAGTCAAAAATGAAATTAGCTGAAGCGCAATCTAATTTTGATGTTAAAACAATGCAAGCTGAAGCTAATACAAAAAGAGAGCTTATGCAGTTTGAATTTGATTTAAATATGAAACTTAAAGAAATGGAGCTTAATGCTAAAAAAGAAATAGCGAATGGCAAAACGTCTTTAGCTGATATAACAGGGCCACCTTCGTCAGCTAAGCCTCAAAAATCGTTTGAGTCTAGTGGAAATGATGTTTTAGGAGGTATAGACCTTAGCAGATTTGAACCTAAATAAAAAATTATTAACTATTATATATTATTAAATTATGGCAGAATGGAAAATTAAAGGTGCTGCTGAAGACGTTGAACAAAAGTCAGCACAAGAACAGGAACAAGCTGTTTTAGACAAAGCAGTTGAAGAAGGTAAGATTGAACCTGAAGCTGCAGGCAAAGAGGTTGATGAGATACCAAAAATTAACTTAGACGAATTAAACAAGGAAAAAGATGCCGTTCAAGAGCGAGAAGCAGAGGAAGTTCCTGTGGAAGATGCACCCGGAGATAGCAAAAAGGTGGAGCAAGAAGTACAAGAACAAACCGAAACTAAAGAAACAGAAGAGCAAGACTCGCCGCTCGAGCTTATTAAAGACGAAGAAGAGACGGTAGAAACCAACCAACCTAAAGTAGACGAAAGAGCTGCGCAGGTAAACGAACAACCAAAACCTACAGAACCAGAAGTTGTACTTCCTGAAAATGTAGATAAGCTTGTTAAGTTTATGGAAGAAACGGGTGGTAGTGTTGAAGACTTTGTTTTATTAAATAGAGACCTATCAAAATACAATGATGGCGATCTATTGCGAGAATATTATAAACAATCTAAACCTTGGGACACACAAGAAATTTCTGAATATATGGAAGATAATTTTTCATATAGCGAAGAAGAAGATGACCCAAGAGAAATACGCTCTAAGAAAAGAGCATTTAAAGAAGAGTTATTTAATGCTAAAAAGTTTTTGGAAGGAAACAAAGAGAAATATTATGCTGATCTCAAGTTGAAGAAGCAAACAGATGTTCCTCAGGAGTACCAAGAAGCTTTGGAGTATTACAATACATATCAACAGAACGCTGAATCAAGCAAACAACTTACTGAAAGTTTTTTACAAAAAACAGACAATGTGTTTAATCAAGATTTTAAAGGTTTTGATTTCCAAGTTGGAAACAATAAATACCGTTATAAAGTCAATAATGTTAATGATACAAAAACACAGCAATCTGATATAAACAATTTTGTAAAACAATTTTTAGGTGACAATGGCCAAATTAATGATGCTAAGGGTTATCATAAAGCATTGTTTACTGCAAGAAATGCAGATAAGCTAGCTGAACATTTTTATGAGCAAGGCCGTGCCGATGCTCTACGCCAATCCGCAAAGGAGGCTAAAAATATAAATATGGACCCAAGGCAAGAAGGTGTTATTAAAACATCTTCAGGTCAAAAGTTTAAGGTTGTTTCTGGTGATTCTAGTTCTAAACTAAGAATGAAACTAAAACAATAACTTAAAAATTTATTACAATGGCTATTACAACTGGCATTGAAAATTTAACTCCTTCCTCAAGCAAGGGGTCACTATTTCAAGGTAATTATATTACCGATTTCGATTTTACAAAACAATTTTTACCTGATGTATACGAAAAAGAAGCTGAGATTTACGGAAACCGTTCTATCTCTTCTTTCCTACGTATGGTATCAGCTGAGATGCCATCCACTTCTGACGAAATCAGATGGATTGAGCAAGGAAGACTACACACGCGTTACGACAACGTAGCTATCGCTACTGCTAGTGGTACTGGTGAGTCTGTGTTTACAGTTACCTTCGCTGCTAAAGCTGATGGTACTGCTTATGCTGCTGGAGACGCTCCCGTGGTTAGAGCTGGGCAAACTATTATGGTACAGGGACTAACTTCTGGAGGTGCTGCTACAGGACCTGTTGTAAAAGGGGTTGTTACTGTTGCTGGAGCTGCCGCTGCTGGTGATACTGGAACTTTTACCGCTGTTGCTTATACAGCTGCTGACTGGACAGGTGTTACAGGTGCTGCATCATATGCTAAAGCTAATGTGCTAGTATATGGATCTGAATTTGCTAAAGGAACCGACGGAATGGTTGGATCTTTGGATTCTGACTACAGCTCTTACACTAACAAGCCTATTATTCTAAAAGATAACTATGCTATCAATGGATCTGACACTGCTCAGATTGGTTGGATTGAAGTTACTTCTGAAAATGGTGCTTCTGGTTACCTATGGTACCTAAAGTCTGAGCACGAAACTAGACTAAGATTTGAAGACTATCTAGAAATGTCTATGGTAGAGTCAGTTAAGAAAACTGCATCTGCTGGTACAGCCGCTGCAAACTACACTGGGTCTGAAGGTTTCTTTGCTGCGCTAGAAGCAAGAGGTAATGTATATGACGGACTATCTACAGATCTATTAGGCGGTGGAACTCCTACTATGGTTGGTTTTGATAACATCCTTAAGCAATTAGATAAGAATGGAGCTATTGAAGAAAATATGATTTATAGCAATAGAGCTTTGTCTCTAGCTATTGATGACGTATTGGCTTCTAAAAACTCTTACGGAGCAGGTGGCACTTCTTACGGAGTATTCAATAATTCTGAAGATATGGCGCTAAATCTAGGATTTTCTGGATTTAGAAGAGGTGCTTATGATTTTTATAAGACTGACTGGAAATATCTAAATGATTTTGCTACAAGAGGCGGATTCGGTGATGTTGAAGGAACTATTATTCCTGCAGGTACATCTACTGTATACGATCAAGATCTAGGTAAAAATATCAAAAGACCATTTTTACACGTACGTTATCGTTCTTCTGAAACTGATGACAGAAAAATGAAAACTTGGATTACTGGATCTGTAGGCGGAGCTTATACTTCTACTACTGACGAAATGAGAGTTAACTTCTTATCTGAAAGATGTTTAATTACTCAAGGGGCCAACAACTTCTTCTTATTGAAGTAGTAAATTAATATAGCAGAGGGTGGTTACGGCCACCCTTTAGCTATTATCTTATTAAATTATATTATGAAAAATTGGGAAATAAAAGACAGAACATACGTTCTTAGGAACGGCATGTCTCCGTTGACATACAAAATAAAAAGCACAGGTTTATTGCATTTTGACGAAAACAAAGGCGTAAATAGAGAAATAAGATATGCTGCTAATCAAAAATCTTTGTTTATTGATGAACAAGATGGTTTTGCGCAGTTGCAGCATGTTGTATTTTTAGACGGAGTACTTATGGTTCCGAGAACGCAACCTTTGCTTCAGAAACTATTATCATTATATCATCCCGACAGACTAAACTTATGGGAAGAAATTGACCATGTAAAAGAAGCTGTTGATGATATAGGTATTATAGAATTAGAACTAGAGGCATTAAAACTAGTACAGGAGCTTGATGTTGAGCATCTTGAAGCTATACTTAGAACTGAAATTGGTTCTGATGTAACAACAATGTCTTCTAAAGAAATAAAAAGAGATTGTTATTTGTTTGCTAAAAATGATCCAGAACTATTTATTGAAGTAGCAAAAGACGAAGATATTAAGCTTCGTAACTTAGCTAACCGATGTGTAGAAGCTGGTATTGTTAAACTAACAGATGACAATACAGTATTTAAATGGAGCACAAATGGTAAGAAAATTATGACTGTGCCATTTGATGAACATCCATATGCAGCGTTTGCACGATTCTTAAAAACAGATGAAGGCGTAGACGTTATGAAAGCTATTGAAAAGAAACTTTCATAAAACACCAGGTTATAGTTATTCGTTTAGCTATAACCATCTAATAAATAAAAACAATAATGGTAAGCATAGACAACGTTTATAAAACAGTATTAAACATACTAAATAAAGAAAATAGAGGTTATATTACGCCAAGAGAATTTAATTCGCTAGCTAACCAGGCTCAAAACGAAATTTTTGAAGGTTACTTTTCTTTAAGAAACTATGTTGTTTCTAATGATTCCGACTATTCAGATATTAGAAAAAACGTAGAAGAAAAAATAGCTTTATTTGAAAATGAAGAGGCAATAGACGTTGGCACTTTTACAAACGCAGTGGGAAGTGTTACTTCAAGCTATTACGCTTACCCTACTAATTTTTATAGGCTAGGAACAGTATCAGCAAATGCTATACACGCTACGGAAGTTTCAAGCCAACAAATATTATACCTCAATAGAGCTCCACTAACTAAACCAACTATAAACAATCCTGTTTACGTTAGGCACGAAGGAGGTCTAGTTGTGCACCCAACTACTGGGTATTCTAATGTGGACATAAATTACATAAGAAAACCTGCAGAAGCAAAGTGGGTTGGGGGTACGTTAAGTGGGCAAATTGTTGCGAACGCTCTTGCTGGTGATTATCAAGACTTTGAGTTGCATGCTTCTGAAGAGCCTGAACTAGTAGTAAAAATACTAGCTTACGCTGGTGTTATTATAAGAGCTGCGGATATAACTCAAGCTGCAACAGCTAAAGAACAACAAATTATACAATCTGAACAATAATGGCAGAATCAAAAAAAATATACACTAGTCAAGAGTATTATGCAGACTTTGAAAATGACGTTGCTAATACACCAGCTGATTTTAAAGGGCTGGGATATTACAGCAGGACAAGTTTAGAAGATGTTATAAATAATTTTATTGTTGCTTATATTGGTGAAGACAAAGCTCTTTCTAAAGTGCCAAGGTATGAAGTAGACTTTTGGGCCCAAAGAGGTATGCAAGAGTTTAGCTACGATATATTACATAGTGAAAAAAGTGTTGAGATAGAACTTGGTGATGCTTTGCAATTTCCGCTACCTCAAGACTATGTTAATTACGTAAAAGTTTCGCATGTAGGTAATGATGGGCGTAAAAATGTTTTACTTCCGGTAAGAACAGCCGCAAACCCTTCAACCCCAATATTACAAGACGGAAATCATAACTTTTTGTATGACGGTGATGGAGAGGTGCAAACTGCTGATCAATCCACTTCTACCGACAGGTTTCAAGATCCTAATAATCCTGCTAATAGGGCCCAATCAGCTCAAGATTACTATAACAATAATTATAACGACGATAATTTTTCTTATTTTAATAAAAGATATGGTAGTAACCCAGAAAACATGACTGGTGCTGGTACATTTTTTATAGATACGGTGAGAGGTATTATATTCTTTGATGGAACATTTGCAGGAAGACCTGACAATTTAATTGTTTTAGACTACATTTCTGATGGCATTGCTGATAACGGAGATCTATCTAAGGTTTATGTGCCAAAGCTCGCTGAGGATGCTTTATACGCTTATATGCTATATAATTTGTCAAAGCTAAGACCGTCAAGTGCACAGCTAGCGCCTTTGTACAAAAAAGAAGCGAGCGCTAAAGTAAGAAATACAAAAATAAGACTTTCAAACTATAAATCCGAAGAAATGGCTCAAGTATTACGGGGTAAGGCTAAGTGGATTAAACATTAAATAAAATTAAATGGCGGAAAGCAAAAGAACATTCCAAGCCGCAAGGATGGATAAAGACATAGACGATAGATTATTAAAATCAGGACAATATAGAGATGGCCTTAATATATCTATTGATACGTCTGAAGATGCTAACGTAGGTGCTATAGAAAACCTTAAAGGAAATGAATTGATATTAAATCAAGACATTTATGGGTTATCTTCTACTACAAATCCAAATGCAAAAGTAGTAGGCAGCTACTCCCACCCTGAAGAAGAAAAAATTTATTATTTTGTTACGGGTGACAGTGCAGATGGTATTTTTGAACACGACATTAAAGCTAATAAAGTAAACACTATAGTTATAGATAGCTTAGTGCCAAATTTAGCAGACACTAAAGAAATTACATGTAGTGATATTTCAGCGGTAGGAAGTATTGCACAAGATGGAACTATATTCGTTAGTTCTAAATTAGGCGATACAAAAGTTGTAACCAATAAATTTAATGTAAATGCTACCGGATCAGGAGTTTCTAAGTCAATTACTACAGAAACAGAGGTACCTAGTATATATAAAAACGGAGGGGAGCAGGTGGTTTGTACAATACAAGCAACTCAACCTTCTATTACCGCACCAGATGTTGTAACTAAAGGTCCAAGTAATATAACCAATGTTTCCGCAAAAGTAAACGGACTTTTAACAAACGACAGTGTAAACGTTACAGCCCAGGGCTTTTACTATGGTTATAAAACAGATGGAAGTGTTTTGACACTAGACGAATTAAAGAATGGCGGTACAGGCGTTACTAGGTATACTATAACAATTTCATCTCCTAATATAAAAAATGATTTTAGTGGCGATTTAGTGAATTTAGTTGCTGACAAACAAATTAGCTATGCCACGTTTGCTACAAATGCAGTAGGAACTACTGATGGCGAAATAAAAAATCTAACAACCGCGAGTACGGTATATTCAATAACAGGCCTAGGATTTAACAATACTTCTATAAGTAATTTAGGTGGTATTGAAGTTTTTGAAGTTACAGGTATCGAAGGAGCGCAATATACTCTAACAGGAAGTGTTGGAGCAACAGCTTTATCTGGTACGCATACAATTGGTGCTAGCGGGTCAAACACTCATAACATAACAATTAGCGCGCAAGGCACTGGAGACCCAGCAAGAGAACCCAGAGTAGATGTTACAGCTGGGGCAGCAACAGTATTTTTGCCAACAAATTTACAGGCTTTTGACACAATACAACAAGCAGCAGGAGCGGCGCAAACATACCATTTATTAGTTGGCGTTAATGGCGGTGGGGGACCAACAATTCCTAATGCTACGCTTAAGTCAACCGCTTCTGTAACGGGGGCCACTTATACAGGAATGAATGTCAACCTGCCGGCGGGGTCATCAGGCACAGAAGAGTTTTTTATATTTCCAGATGCGGGTTATCAATTTGCGGACACAAGCACTGTAACCGTAGATGACGGATTTAATAACACTTTGTTCTTAGGAGTTCCTAATATAACAAGGGGCGTTAATAGTAGCGGGCATTCTTATATTAGAGTATCTTTTGCGTATTCTAATACACCTTCGAATAATTTTTCATATGCTCTAAACATTTCAGCTACACCTGCAGTGGTTAGCACAACATGGACGCAGGGACTTTGGACAACCTCTACAAATCCCTCAGTAGCTATTAGCCCAACTTCAGATAGTTCAATAAGTTTTACTGGTACTGGTACTAAAACAGCTTCTGATACAATTACAGTAACAGACAGTAATAAATACATTTCTAGTGTCAATTCTACTACTAAAAATGCAACATATGGTGGTGATTTAATAACTGTAGCCTACTCAGGTATCCCTACTAGCACAGGAGGCAGTTTTACGGTAAACTTCAGCATAGCTATTCCTGCGGATCAAAGAAAAAATATTACATATTCAAATCCTCCAATAGGAATTAGTTTAGCAGGCGCTACTGTAGCTCCGCCCCCACCTCCCAGCTATTTGCATACATTAAACTATAGTATTGGAGGATCAAATTGGTCTTTGAGAGGCAGCACAAACCCAACTTTTTCAACAGTAACCAGTACGCAGGCTTCTTTAACTCAGGGCGCAACATGGTTTTCTAGCACTATATACGCTCACCCGAATCAAGGGTATAAGTTTACCAGCGCCAGCGATATTTCAATATCAGGCTTACCTAGCTGGGCTTCAGTAAGTAGAAATTTAGTAACAACTTCAACGGGGTCTTATATAGCAATAACAGTTTCTTTTACTGGACAATCAAGCGCTGTAACTGCAACGGCAACCGTTACAGGCTCGCCCGGCCAAGCTGTTATAACTTTTAATAGTAAAATGATTACCTTTGGTCACAGCAACTATACGGGTAGTGCTAGCCCCCTTTCGGTAGGGGCAGGCCAAACATTTACTGGCCCTGGTCCACATACAATTACGTTCTCTACAACAGCTAACGGAGTAACACCTGGTTCTGCGATTTATAATGAACGCAGCAATGGTCCCCACATTTCATACACAAGTGGAACCACTAGTATTAGCGGTACAACCGTTAGCGTAACTTTAACCTTAAGTCAACCTTTTAGAAAAGATAAAACTTATACAACAACTCAATCAATTGCTAGTGTTGACCTTTATGATTAAAAAAATATGGCAAGCAAAATATTAAATTTTAGTCCAGATAGGCTAATTACGGGTATTAACATAGTAGATAACATGATGTTCTATGTAGACAACCAGAATGAACCTAAAAAAATAAATATTGAAAAGTTTAGGGGGGATGCTACTGAAGGTGAATTCAAAGAAATACCTGTTGATCATTCTACTGGCACTACATATATTTATAATAGGCCTTTTGAAGAAAGAGATATAACCGTAATAAAAGACCATCCAATCAACCCTATTACCACTGTTAAATATACAGAAAACTTTGGTCCCGAAGAAGAAGATTTATCAATAGAAGAAGTTGAAGCTGGTAATTCTAGCGGGATAGATGAAAATGGTAATGTTATTGAGGATATAGAACAAGGTCTTGCAACAGTACAGTTTACAGCTAGCTTTACTTATAAAACACAATTTGAAGGTGTTTTAAATAAAGGAAACGGTACATTAACTGAAGCTGGTTTTATTTGGTCTCACAGCGAAAGCTCATTGGAGGGTTTAATAAATGGCGTTGGCAATACTTCTTACGAAATAGAAAGTGGTGATATTGGGTCGGGAAATAGCTTTGTAATTATAAATAAAATAATACAATCTACACAGTCGTCTCACCCTACCTATGATGCTAATTTAACATCTGGAGATATATATGTAGTTTCTTTTGGTAAGAAAAAAGGGCTTGATTCTAGATTTTACAGTGAGGTAAAAAAAGCTAAAATAAAAGTTGACACTGTTAGCTGTACCGCCCCTAGTGGATTATCATCTTCATTTGAAATCGTTGGGAATGAAGTAAACTTTACTGCTAACTTAGAAGATGACGGTGGAGAAGAAATTATTCAATCTGGGTTTTATATATCTAAGGGCGCTGTTAATAATAATGACGGCTCGCCTACTATACAAGAGCTTATAAACGAAGGTATAAAAGTTTTAGCTAGTGCTAATTCTGATTTAGATAAAATAACAGGGAGCACTGAAATAGAGCCTAATAAAATATTTTACTATATTCCTTTTGTTACAACTAAATGTGGTACTGTATATGGCAACTCTTTAACTTTAGTAGATACAGTAGACACTGGTGAAGTTGAAAATAAAGGTGAGAAAAAAATAAACGTTGCTACTTCGCAAGCAGGAACAGAGGCGGGGGGAGAATACGGTTATGATGGAGATATTGTTAAAGGAAATGTTTTGGGGCATATTAGCCAAAATAATCAGCCTAATGGTAACCCAGAAATAACAGAAGTTGGTTTTTATATTGATACAAGTGGCTTAACCAAAGAAGAAATAATAACTTCTACATTTACAAACAATTCTGCAAATGGCGGTAAAACAATTAAATACCCAGCCACATCAACCACCCTCACGCCTAATGTGCATAAAGATGGATTAGATGGAGGGGATGATCTAGAGCCTAATGATTTTGATTATGACAAAGGGGGTGATTTTTATTTGAGCACGCGAAATAAAATTGCTTATACTGCGGGCCAAACATTCAGTGTAATAGCTTACGCTATTGACGAAGATGGAAATGAAAGCGTAGGAGAGATTATAACATCAATAGCTGATATTAAATCAACTGGACCTAAAGACGTTCCGTTAACCTCTGCAGAGGAGCCGCATTGGTCTTCTGTTTATTCTGGCACTAAACCCACTTTTGGCGTAGCTAATAGAGAATACTTTTTTAAAGATGAGTCAACAGTCGGAACGGTAGACGCCGATGGTATTAGAACCGGTTTAGTAAGTGCAGATATAGACGTTCTTAGCCTAGGAGATATTATTACTTATAATGTTAATCCGGACGGAACCTATACAACCGAAGGTGGCATAAATGACATAGGTTTTGTTTTTTCCGCACCAGTGACCGATGAAGAAATTAGTGGAGTTAACGCTCAAACAGGAATTTTTGGTGTGCCACACTGGGAGGTAAATAACAACAGCGCTAACCCTCCAAAAACAGTAGACCCTAATAATACTTTTAGAGTTGTTGTAGGTAAAGATGATTTTACATTCAACCAACGCTATACTGATGAAGGAAATCCAATACCAGGCGGTGGAACATATGAATTAAATAATCCTGTAGAATTATACAAAACAACTAATGAAATGTATAATTCTTTAGTAGAGAACGGTTATAATCCTAGCGCGTTAAATTTAACTTATACTCCGTTTATAGTCGACCATACAAACCGAATACATTATGGCGTTACGCAATACGTATCAGGCCCAAGAAATAATTTTAACCCTTTACACGATATTTCAGAATTAGGAAAAAATTATCCACAACGAGGGATTTTAGGAGCTACACCTGTTGTTAACGAAAATTCAAACTCAAAAACTATAAACGATATTACCGATACAACAGTAACGCTGTTGGGCAAGTTATCAAACCACGGTAAGCCTGTTTCGGAATTTGGATATTATATTTCGAACACAGAACCTTCGAATATAACTATAAACAACAACGGGCATAGCGAAGGTTTAGACACTTGGGCAGCAACCGCTACAAAAGTTGTAGCAACAAATTTAACAACAGCGCAAGCAAACACGCATATAAATCAAAGTACAAATCCATTTATAGATTTTGAAGTTGATGTTACAGGGCTAACTGCTGAAACAGCATATTATATTGTACCTTTTTCAAAGCCAGTCCAAACAACATCAAATATAGGAGCGGAAGGTCCGGAAAACGGGGGACAAAGTTTAAAAGAATTTGTAAATAGAACTAAATATGGCTCTATTAAAGAGTTTTCTACAAATAAAGCAGCTTTAACATCAGTAGATGTTGAGCCAGATGTTGTGATATTAGACATATCTACAAAAAACGACTTAACAAAAACAAGTGTTAATCTTACTGGCACTGCTATTAAAAAATCAGATAATTATGCTATAACTAAAGTTGGGTTTTATGCAAAGCCCGCTACTGAATTTACAAATCCATTTTCAGATCAAGCCGGTAATGCGGCTACTATGGCAAGCTCTACGAATAGACTTGAAAAAGAAATTATTTTAAACAATCCTTTTGATTCAGAAGTAAACGAAGAGGATGAATTCAAAGCAGAGTTAACAGGTCTTAATACTGTAGAATATTATGTAGCTTCTTTTATAGAAACAAATACTAACGGAAATATTGAAACTTTTATTTCAGATTACATATCTGTAGATAATTCTGTAAATACTGGAACGATTTACTATGGGGGCGGTAATTTCAATCAATTTCAAAATACTGGTATGAATGCCTATGTTGGCACCACTTCCCAGAATAATCACCTAAGAGCTAGTCTTGGTTTTGGAGATGTTGATGTTATTCCACAAATAATAAACTATGGTTTTTATGCCTGGGCAAATGATACTTTAAACTTGCCTAGCGGACCTGCTGAATTTATGGAAGAGTATAACTCTCCAAGCGCTGGTACTATTACGGATTCTGTTAATTTTTCTAGCAATTTAACATTTAATAACCGAAGAAACACTCAGTTTAAAGCACTTCTTCCAAGTGCGCAAGTATTGAATTTTCCAAATTCTGTATCTAGTACTATTTTTGATAGTCTTAATTCATCTTATTTTACTGTAGCATATTACGAAACAGTTGATAATCAAATTATTTTATCTACCGATGTGCAGGCTCATTTTATGCCTAAGCCATATAATTTTACTAGCACATCAAGTAATTTTTGGACAAACTCAGCAACAGCAATTAACTACATCTCGTATTCTGGCACAAAACCCCAATACGCTTATGCTAATGGGTCATACATTGGGATTAACTCAAATGCACGCGTACAAGAAATTGAAATCAATCCACACGCGTTTCCTAGCGGAACTTGGTTTTGGGAGATTGGGCTTCGAAGTATCAAGCTCGATTATCCTCCTTTTCCGGGGTCTATTACGAAAGAAAATAATTTTATTAAGATTAAGCTTGACATTAGAGCAATACAAAACCAACCTAGACACTTTGAAAACTACCCTATTGTCTTGTATGATGTAGTTGACGATAGTAAGGCTGGTGGTGTTGTTGATGTAGAAGTAATGAAAAAATAAGAGTAAAATAGACAAAATAGCAACGTTCTAAAACACATGGCAGAAAAAATAAAACCTTTTGAAAAAATATTTCCCTATATAAGCTATAGGTGGAAATATGATGACGGTGAATATTCACCTTATGCTCCATTTACGGAAGTGCAGTTTGTATCTAAACCTATAGACTCTGTTAATGATAGATATGAAAAAGGGTTTAATATTTTCATGGTTAATGACATTGAAAATATAGTATTAAATAATATTCCAAAAGGAAGAGAAGATGTTATTGCCGTAGATGTGCTATACACAGAATCTATATCCTCTACGGTATATATATTAAAGACTGTTGAATTAGATCCCGGTGATAGAGGGAATGGATTTTTGGATCCTATCATAATATCTAAAAGAGCTTTAGGTATTGCTTTACCAGATTCTGAATTAACTAGGCAATTTGATAGCGTTCCTTTGACGGCTAAAGCTCAGGAATTTACCGCAAATAGATTAATGTATGGAAATTACTTAACTAAGTTTGATCAAGGTAAAAACGATTTAGGTGGCGATGGATTTAAAATAACTACTGGAATTGCAAAATTTCAAGATCCTATTTCAGGACCGTCTGTAAAAACAAACAGAACCTATGACGTAGGGGTTGTCTATATGGACAAATACGGAAGACAAGGCGGTTTATTATCTCAAAAAGCGGGTTCTGGCGACAGTCTAGGCTCTTCTTTAATTAAAACTAAATTTACATACGACGCAAGAGTAAAGCTTGCTGCTAGAATTAATAGCGAAGCCCCACCTTGGGCTGTTCATTACAAATATTATATAAAAGACGTTTCTACGGATTTTTATAATATGACAGCTTTCAATACTTATTTAGATGGTGAACAGGGTGATGACAAATCCGCTAATATTTATTTGCAGTTTGATTCTAAAGATAGAAACAAAATAACAGAAGATTCTTTTTTAATTCCTAGAAGAAATAAAATGGACCCTGAAAGTTCAAACGGATCTGTTATAACTGAATTATCTAGAATGCCGGTATTAGCTATTGAAAATGAGGCTCCTGATATTGTGAAGGGCCAAGTTAACGAAAGAGTAGTTGTACCTATAAATGTTACTATCACAGATGAATATGCTAATACATTTGATCATTTAGATAATTTTCCTTATACCGGTGTAGATTATACTAGCAGGAATCACCCAACAGCAGTTGGCGATACTGAAATTGCGTTAGGCGATACCGTAGCTGGTTTTGGAACTGTTATATCGGGGTTAAATAGCTATATTCAACAGCAGGACCCATCTGCTTCTACGCTTCTTGAGCTAGCAACAGGACAAATCACAACAACTATTACTGAACAAATTATAGATGTTAGTAATTACGGAGAAAGATTAGTTGCAAGATTTGAGTCTAGAACAGATCCCGAAACATATGATACAGATCTTTGCTTAGTTGATTCAATTAGGTTTACTACTGCTAATGACAATAAGAAAAGAAATATTTTAATATTTACCATTTCAACTAGGCTAGATGACGATGGCAACCCTCTAACGGGAGCGGCTGCTGGAACTGGATTAAGCAAAGGCAACCACAGTATGGACGGAGGCGCTAATAGGGAAAACTTTAAATTTTATAAGCTAGGTTTATCAGAAACCGGACAAAAAAAGTTAAAAGGTTCTTTTTTCGTAAAAGTGCCAAGAAGAACAGATATTGATTCTTTCCCCTCACTTCCTATAGGACAAACAGAATTAGATGAAAAAGGTGATATTAAGGAATTAAAATTTATAGACTTTGAAACCGAAGCCGGTGATGACTCTAATCTAAATTTATACTGGGAAGCTTCTAAGGTGTTTTCAATAGAGACTGATCATGGTGAAAATAATGTTATACCATGGACAAACTGTATAGCTACTTTAGGTGGTCAAACACAAGTGTTGGGGACTACAAGACCAAATAAAATATATTTAGAGTCAATAAAAATACAAGATAAATTTAACTCTACATCTTTAGTAAAGGGTATCAGAGTAAATACGCCAGAAGCTAATTATGCTCAAGAGCGCAGAGAACATGGAATAATATTTTCAGGTTTATACAACTCTAGAACAGGTATTAATGAGTTAAATAAATTTAATTTAGCAGACGGCATAACTAAAGAGCTTGAGCCTAATTATGCGGGCATTCAAAAAATGCACGCTTTAGATACTAATTTATTAGCTTTTTGCGAGGATAAAGTATTTAAAATATTAGCTGACAAAGACGCTTTGTTTAACGCCGATGAAGGTGTTAATGTTACTGCTACAAATTTAGTTTTAGGGCAAGCGATGGCTTATCAAGGAGACTATGGGATAAGTACACATCCAGAATCTTTTGCTTATTTTGGTAATAATATATATTTTACTGATGCAAAAAGAGGGGTTGTGATGCAGCTTACCCCTGCAAATGGCCAATTGTTTCCGATTAGCGGTAACGGTATGAGTAACTTTTTTAGAGATCGTATAGGCACAGCTAATAAGCTAATAGGAGCTTATGATGGAGCTAAAAAGCTATATGTAATATCAATGCAAGGCTATGACGAAACAGATGCTTCTATAGGCTCTGAATCGCTTTACAATGAGTCTTCAGATGTTACTTTAGGTTATAGCTTAAAAGGCCAATGCTGGACTAGCAGATACTCTTTTATTCCTGAAACTGGATTAACATTAAATAACAAATTTTATACATTTAAAAACGGTAAAATTTATTTACATAATTCAGATGCAGCAAATAGAAATAATTTTTATGGCGTTCAATACAATTCTGAAGTAGAAGTTATTTTTAATGATAATCCTACATATATATCAGATTATTTATCTATTAATTATGAAGGGAGTCAAGATTGGGAAATTTTAAGTATATTAGCAGATCAGGAAGAAAACATTGTAACTGATGCTAGAATAATAGATAATTTATGGTTTTTTAAAGAAGGTAAATACCACGGAGCAATTGTGGGTACAGTGCCTGTGTTCATTATAGAGCCAGGTTCAAGTCCTAATTTAGATGGTTTTTATCCTTTAGTACAAGACACAAGCAATACACAGGATGTAGCCGGAGTAAAAGGCTTTTTTGCTAAAGTAAGATTAACTAACCCAGATACTGACAAAAGAGAATTATTTGCAGTAACAACAGAATATTATATTAGTCAAACTTAATTAAATTTAATGCAATTACAAGTAAGAAAATTAATTGAACAAGATTGGAACTTCCTGCCTTCGTGGTGGGAAGCTTACAATCAACCCATACCACAAAGAGACTTTTTACCAGACAATGGTTTAGGTGGATTTATGGTATGTAAAGAACATGACCCTATAGCGGCTATGTTTCTTTATACAACGAATTCAAAGACTGCAATTCCAGCTATAGTTATCTCAGACAAGTATTATAAAGATAATGATAGAAGTGACGCATTACAGTTATTGGTGGACTTTACAACAAATTTTGCAAAAGATATGGGGTACAAGTATTCATTTGCTTGGGCAAAACCAGGCATATTATTAGAAAAATATAAACAATCAGGATTCACGGTAGATAAAACACCGAGTTACGAATTAATAATACAATACTAAACATGGGATCAATAATAGGTGGCGCAGCACAAATAGCCGGTTCTTTAGTTGGCGGAGGTGCTAGAAGAAGAGAGCAAAGAGCAGCTAGAGCTGAATTTGCAGCAGAAAAAGAAGCTTTTCAAACTCAAACTTTTGCTAATCAATATGCAGGGTTAGAAAATGTTGCAGAAGATTTAACAGTAAACCAACAAGCATCACAGTTTCAAGCACAGCAAACAGATGCTGCATTAGCGCAGGCTATGCAAGCTGCTGTGGCTTCAGGTGGAGCACCAGGCGGAGCACAGGCTATAGCTCAAGCAGCCTTAGCATCAAAAGCTGGTATATCAGCAGACTTAGCTAGACAGGAGCAAAAAAACCAAGCTATGGCTGTAAATCAAGCAGCAAAATTACAAGCTATGGAAGCTCAAGGAGCGGATCAATTGCAGGTAAGAGAATATCAAAAACAACAGCAATTATTAAACATGGCTGCTGGAAGAAAAAACGCGGCAGATGCAGCAAGAGCTCAAGCTACTCAGGCTTTGGTTGGAGGTATTGGAAGTGTTGTTGGCGGATTAGCCACAGGTGGTGCGTTTGGCGACAAAATTGGAAATTTTGCGCAAAAAGCAATGGGTCCCGCTATGCCAAGTGCTGGTGGAGCTAGTGACTTTAGTTCATTTACTAACTTTGAAATGCCTAAATTTTAAAATATGAAAAAATCACCATTACAAAGAGCAGGTGGCGGCGGTTTAGCAGATTGGCTAAGATATGCTGATATAGCAAAAGCTGGCAAACCTCAAAGCCTTACAGGAGAAGCTATAGTTCAATTGGGTGCTTTGTTTACACAGGTATTTCCAGATGATTTAATTGACCTTGGAAAAAAGAAAAAATCTGACAAATATGAGGTGACAGAAAATTTTGACGTAAAAAAACTATATGATGATGCAGATTTTGACAATGAAATTGTTGACGTTAATGATGTTGAAGTATTAGAAGAACCTCTTGATGATATTGAAATATCGCAAAATGGGGTTATTAAAAATCCTAAAAATACAGGTGTTACTAAGGAGCCTACCACTATACAATCTAATGATTTATTAAAAGGTTTTGATGTTAAAGAAAATACCAATATATCCGTAAGAGATACCACTGGTAGAGGCACATCTAGCACTGCTAGTATGGCCTTTGATCCTAATACTACAAAATTTCAACAACAATTTAATAACAAAACTACAAATGTAAATAATTTTGATATAGCTTCTATAATGGAAGATATTGAGGCTAGCAAATATAAAAATATTTACGATGTTTCTACTCCTAATAAAAGACTAGATAATAATACTTTAGAAATACTAAAAAAGCTTAGTTACACTAGAAAAAATGACGATGACAGCCCGCTATTTAGAGTAGCCCACGTAGCATCTTCTCCATTTACAAAAACTGATATGGTTGGCTACAGGTATATGAAGCGTGCTGTAATGCCTGAATATGCACAAGGCAGCTTAGGCAGCGCTGCAGCTGAAGGCTTTAATTTAGCTATTGATAAATATAATTATAATCAAGCTGTTAAAGAAGATTTTGATAATCTTTTAGAAGAAGAAACAAAAGGGCTAGACATAGATGTAGATTTTACTGGTGCTGATTTTCAAAAAGATTATTTAAATACAGCGCAAGGTATAAAACAAGAAGTTGCACAGGCTGTAGCCCAATATGCTCAAGGTAAAATTACCAAAATGGATCTTGAAGCAATTAAAACAAAATCTTTAGCTAGAGTTAAATCATTAGCAGGAGCGGGACAGCAATTAAAAACGCTTAGAACAGATTATGTTGATAAAATTGAAAAAGGTTTAATTGATCCCGGCGCTTCAAACGGACAGCATACGGATTTATTTAATACATTATATAAAGCACCAGACAACTTAACTGTTAAAACTATAAACGGGATCGACTATGTTGTTGGTAAAACAATACAAGGTAATGATTTAAAAGTTGCGGTCTCTAAGCTAGCTGACGGTACTACAGGTTTAGGCGTAATGCCAAAGGCTGATTTAAGTAGCTTAGTGACTTTAGCCGGAACCAAAATCGGTGCAGCTACAAAAGAAGGTAAAACTGCTTTAGGCATGGGAACAATTGGCGCCTCACTGGAAGATGCTGAAAGAATAAGTAAAGAAGTTTTTGAGGCTAAACTAAGAAGCGACGAAACATTTTTAAGATCAGCTGTGTCTCAAATAGCTGGGCTTGACTATGATGAATACGAAGCCGCTACGGCTGGCCCTGAAAAACAAGCGGAAAAAGCTGCTTTAATAGAGGACACGGCACAGGCAATGTTCCAACAGTATATTAAACCAGGTTATACTCAAACATCTCAAACAAAGTATAGAGATACACCTAAAAGAGGTAGTACAACAGCTGGGGAAAGAAAAATAGCTAAAATAAAAGCAGACTTAGATAAGTTACCACCATTGTCCAGCACTACACTTTCTAGTTACGCTTCGCAGTTAGATAAAAAAATATACCAATTAAAAGAAGATCCTAAAACAGGTAGCTTTTATATAAATGATTTTAAAAATAAAAGAAGAATAAACCTACCATCAGACCCAATTGAGGCGAAAACTGAAATAGCAGGCTACGCTGGAGTAACTGGTTATAGCCAAGCCGGACAATCGCAAGACGTATCACAATATAATTTTGATTTATAATGAACGAAGAAGAATTCATCGCAAAACTAAAGGAAACAGCGGGCAGAATGCAAGCTGATGGTATAGAC